TGGATCTATTGTTATCGTTATGACACGTTGGTCTACAAAAGATTTAACAGCTCAAGTTCTAAAGATGCAGTCTCGTAAAGGTGCAGATCAATGGGAAGTTATAGAATTTCCAGCTATCTTTGAAGACGACAGTGTGCTGTGGCCCGGTTTCTGGTCTAGAGATGAATTAGAGGGTGTTAAATCTTCTTTGCCTGTTTCTAAATGGTCAGCACAGTGGTTGCAAAAACCAACGAGTGACGCAGCATCAATACTAAAAAGAGAATGGTGGAGGAAATGGGAAGAAGATGATCCTCCAAGATGTGAATATGTACTTCAATCTTATGATACAGCTTTTCTAAAATCAGAAAGAGCTGACTATAGTGCCATAACAACATGGGGTATTTTTTATCCTGACGAAGATACTGGTCCTAATATTATATTGCTTAATAGTGAGAAAGGACGATGGGAGTTTCCAACATTAAAACGTAAGGCACAGCAGCATTATTCTGATTATGAGCCTGATATGGTTCTTGTTGAAGCAAAAGCGTCTGGGTTACCTTTAAGTCAAGAGTTGAGAAATATGGGAATACCTGTTATAAATTTTAGTCCGGGAGGTCGTAGGTCTGGTCAAGACAAGATAGCAAGGGCTAACGCCGCTGCTCCAATGTTTGAATCTGGCTTAATATGGCGCCCTGATGCAGAATGGGCTGAAGAAGTCGTTGAAGAATGCGCATCATTTCCTAACGGCGATAATGATGACTTGGTAGATTCAACAACTCAGGCTATACTGCGTTTTAGAGAAGGTGGCTTAGTAAGACATCCTCAAGATTACGAGGATGAGGAATCTAGTCCACGTCAATTTGAATATTATTAAAGGAGAATAAAATGCCAAGAGTTGGAAAGAAACATTTTTCATATGATGACGCAGGTTATGCAGCAGCACAAGCCGAAGCAGATCGTACTGGAAAGTCTATGATTACAGGATACGCTAGAGGCGGTTCTGTTGAAGATTTGTTAGAAGAAGGTGCAAGAACAGTATCCGATTCTGACAGAAGAAAATTAGCAAGAGATTATGAAAATAATTCTCGTGCTGCTAACAGAGATTTTGAATATGACAGAGCTAGTTATGAGTTAGATCAAAATGCTGGAAGAACAATGTCTAACAGAGATAGAGATCGAATGGCTAAAGCTAAAAAAATGTTAGGCGAAAGCGGAAGAAAAATGTCCGATAATGATCGAATGGTTAAAGGTTTTTCTGATGGCGGAGAAGTTTTTGCTGAATCTAAAACAGTTAAAGTACCTAAAGGCAACGGCGCTGGTACCATGAGAGGCATGGGCGCAGCTACTAGAGGTGGTAAATTTTCTGGAACATTCTAGAAAATGGACATCACAGATTTTTTAGATTATAAAGTAATAACTTTAGAAGAAGCAGTATCAAGGGCTATTTGTTTTGGTAATGCTGATCACAAGTGTTCTTGTACAAGTCCAGTAAGTTGTGATTATTATAAGAACTTTAATATGTCAGCTTTGTCGGCCATTGTAGTTATGATGTCTGCTGATGTGCTTGAAATACCAGAGTCGGAGATTAATTAATGGCTAGTGTTGAGAATCCTTTTGGACCAGGAGGTCCTGAAGAAAACCCATTAGAACTTGAACAACCTTTAACAAACGGAGAAGTCCCTGCTGAGATCATAGAAATGATTGATGCCGGAGGCTTAATGGACCAAGAAGGTAATATTGAGTTTGGTGCTTCTGAAGAAATAGAAGAAATTAATGTTGTTCCATTTGACGGCAATTTAGCTGAGTATATGGAAGAAACAGAATTGATGAATATATCTAACGATCTTCTTGGCGGAATTGAAGAAGATAAATCATCAAGAAAAGGATGGGAAGAAACATACCAAAAAGGCCTTAAACTTCTTGGCTCTTTAGATCCTGAAAGATCTGAACCTTTTCAAGGAGCTTCCAATGTTATTCATCCTATGCTTGCAGAAAGCGCAACTAAATTTCAAGCAATGGCTTATAAAGAATTACTACCAGCAGGCGGTCCTGTAAAAACTATGGTTCTAGGAGATCCTAGTCCTGAAGTTCAGGCTCAAGCTGATCGTGTTCAAGACTTTATGAATTATGAAATTACATGTGAAATGGAAGAGTATGATCCAGAACTTGATCAACTACTTTACTATCTTCCTTTATCTGGTTCTGCCTTTAAAAAAGTTTATTATGATGCAAACATGGGAAGACCTTGTGCAAGATTTGTTCATGCTGAAAAATTAATTGTCCCTTATAACACTACAGACCTTTTGTCTGCACAACGTATTACACATCAATTAAGCATGAGTGGAAATGATATTCGCAAAATGCAACTGTCTGGTGTTTATAGAGATGTAGACCTTGGAGAAGGTGGTTACGTTAATACAAGTGATGTTCAAGAAGAAATTGCAAGGCAAGAAGGAATAGAAAGAGTTTCAATAGATGATGATGTTTATGAACTCTACGAAGTTCACGCCCTTTTAGATTTAGTTGGTTTTGAACATACTAATGAAGCTAAAGAAAATACAGGAATTAAACTACCTTACATTATTACTTTAGATGCGATGAATGGAAAAATACTTTCTATTACTCGTAACTATGCAGAAGGAGATACTTCTCATAAACCTAAGCAATATTTTGTACATTACAAATTTCTCCCCGGTTTAGGTTTTTACGGCTTTGGATTGCCACACATTATTGGTGGTGTGTCTTCTTCTGCTACATCTATCCTTCGTCAGTTAATTGACGCTGGTACATTAGCAAATTTACCCGCTGGTTTTAAAGCTAGAGGAATACGAATTAGAGATGATGATGTTCCGTTACAACCTGGTGAGTTTAGAGATGTAGATGCTCCAGGTGGATCATTACAAAACTCTCTTATTCCATTACCATTTAAAGAACCTTCTGGAACTTTATTTAATCTTTTAAGGTTATTAGAAGAAAGTGGTAGGAATTTTGCAGCTATTGCTGATCATCCTTATCAACAGATGGACAAGAATGCTCCTGTTGGCACAACACTTGCTAATCTTGAGCAAGGAACTCGTGTTATGTCTGCAATTCACAAAAGATTGCATTATGCACAAAGAATAGAATTTAAATTACTAGGTGAATTATTCCGTGACTATTTACCCCCTAGCTACCCTTACATGACAAATAAAGGGCAGACCGAAGTAAAACAAACAGATTTTGATCAAAGAGTAGACATTATACCTATTAGTGATCCTAACATTTTTTCTCTGGCTCAGCGTATTGCGACTGCACAAACTCAATTACAGATCGTGCAATCCAATCCCCAGATACATGGACAAACAGGTTTATATGAAGCATATCGCCGTATGTATGAGGCGATAGGTGTGAAGAATGTGGAGCAGATCCTACCTCCTCCTCAACAACCCCAACCAATTGACCCTGCGCTAGAAAATGCCGCGGCCTTACAAGGTGGTCAGTTACAGGCTTTTGCTCCACAAGATCACGATGCACATATTAAGGCTCACATGGCTGCTTTAGCTACTCCAACTATTGCTACCAATCCACAGCTGGCTGCTAACATACAGGCTCATATTTATCAGCATTTTTCTTTTAAAGCTCAAGCTATTGCTACTGCTGAATTACAGCAAAGTCCTGAGTTCCAACAAATGCAACAACAGTATCAAGGTCAGGTACCTCCTGAAGTTCAACAGAAAATTCAAGATAAAATGGCTGAAGAGGTTGCTTTAGATATTGCTGAAATGACAGAATTGTTTGCTCAAACTGTCGAAGATGAATTACAAATTGATCCTTTAGTTCAATTAAGGCAACAAGAATTATCCCTTAAAGAAGCTGATATGGAAAGAAAATCTCAAGAGTTTCAACAAAGATTAATACATGATGTTCGTTCAGATGATAATGATATTGCTATAGACCAAGAAAGATTGAGATTACAAGAAAAAAACATCACCGACAGAACTGCGGTAGCGGAAGAAAGAATAGAAGTTCAAAGAGAAAAAAATAGAAGTTAAATGGCTGATAAAAATTGGATACAAAAAGCAGATTTAAAAAAAGGAGCTTTTACTGCTAAAGCAAAAAAAGCAGGATATGGAACACAAACATTTGCAAGTAGA